ATATCTGAAGGAAGGCCTTCAAATATTGAATTAGCTTCTGCTACTTGAGCTACTGCGTCATTATATGAACCTACGTTTGAGAAATCCTCAAACATTGGTTGACGTGTTCCAGACGGCATAACTCCAGTTTTAATACATTGTCTAACAATGTTATTAATATTACACTCGTCTTTAAATTCGGACTTAGTTCTGGATTGTGTACCAGTGAAATCTACTTGTACACGTGCTATATCAGATAAAACTGATCTGATGTGCTTAGGCTCTTGAGCCTCTACTACTTCTTTTGTTTTACTCATTTGTCTTAATTGTTGGATTTGCTATGAATTTAGGAGTTTCTTCCAGTGTGAACTTCCCACTTTCATCTGTGAAGGTTCCGAGCTTGTATAAACTGAAATCCTCTGGGAATTGGCTAATTGTTGTATTAGGATCCGCTGCCGCTTGTTCGAAGCTACGGATAGCCGTAGCATCATTAACTGAATAGAACGGATTAGCGAACGCGTTACTTTTTGCATCTTTGATAGTGTATACATTTTGAATCATATTTTTATTTTTGTTATAGGTTATATATATTCGTTGTGAATATGTGTTTTTCTTACTCTGATGACATTAAAATGTCAATTAAAGAATTTATTATGTCTGGTGAGACACTTCCACTAAAAAACGCTAAGACTATTACTAGCAACGTTTTAGGGTTAATTTTGTTTGTTAATAATTGTATTAATAATTTCATAAACTTCTATTCCATTGTTTTAATTCTAATTCTCTGCAAAGTTCTTTTGCATACATTCTGTCTATATCTTCGAAATCGGCTTGTTCTTTTGCGATTCGATATCTTTCTGCTTTGACGTCTTCTAAGACGTTTTCTGACACCTTTTTCATTAAATTATCATAATAAGATGGTGGCTTCATCTTTTTATTATTTATAATTATATAATCGTCTCGGTAAATCTCGTCTTTGTATTTTTCGAAATACTTATGACCTATACCTGGTCTTCTGCTCATAGTTGCATACTCAGGTACTCGCCCCTGGTAATACTCTTCTTGAGTTGGATAATGTTCAGGGCTGCCTTTAGTTTTATTATATAATTTTGTGCTATACCTGGCAACATATGCTGCAGTGTCAAAGTTGGCTTCAGATACAAAAGCATCGCCTTGATCTTGCCAAGCTTTAGTTAATGTTTCTGACGTAAATTGAGGATGACCTAATTTACTTTTTCTGGCTTCTTTCTTATCGGGAAAATCGTAACCAAATATAATTGCGTGATGATGTGGACGGCTAAATTTTTCACCGTATTCACCGCAATGAAAATATCTTATTTTAGCGCCAGTATTCTTACGTAAACGCTTCATAAAATTTTGGAAATCACTTTTTATGAGCGTATAGTTCTGTAGCTCGTTCTGGAGCTTAGTGTCGTCAAATGTTAATGTGATGAAACAGTTTTCTTCGTGCATTCTCATTTCTTCGACGCATCTTATTGCCCATTCTTTAGACTTATGTAGACGACAACCTATGCATTGTCCGCATCTTAATTTTAGCGGCAAGTCACTAAACCCCTTAGCGGGGTTAAAGGTTATACCATCTCTAGTTTTGTAGGCTATTAATGGCTTAAAGCATTGCATTTGCTATAGGCGTGTACCGCCACGCATTACATAGTCAAATGTGTTCTTTCTATGTGTTAGTGAAGCAGTCTTTGAGAAAAGACGTCTACTACCTCTGCGTGTCATTTTTGTTCTATATTTCATTTTTATTAATTTACATTATAAACATTCTTAGTGAATGGTTTTTTAAATAGCTTACCTAATGTATTTGTTAGACCACTAGCTGAATTCATAAATGGACCTAGGGCCTCCCCCGCTGCTCTGGTGTTAACCATCCATTTGTTATCCAATTGTACTTTATTTATCGCTGCTGATAAATCCGCTGCAGACTTTGCAGCTTTATATTGTGCACCTACTAGTAACGCATTTTGAAAATTTGATGCGTAACTGGATCCCGATGGAGTTGATGCTCCACCGAGTTTTCCGACTAATAATGGATTTAATCCGGCTGCTTTCATATCAGCCATTGATCGTTGATAAGCAGTGTTGCTCATACGCTCTTGAAAAGCCATTTGTTGCTTTGCTGATGTTCTTGCAGTTCTGGCATTAATCATTCCGGCTCCAATACTGCCAAGAGCGCCTATAGAGGCTGCTCCGGCATCTGAATCCCAAAAAGGTTTTCTCATTTGTATTGTATATCCGTCAACGGGTTTGTCATTAATAGTTGTTGCAACTTTATCCATAACTTTACTTCCAAGCCATCCTCCAAGTGCTTTTCCTATAAGTGAACCTAACATCTTACAAGTGGTCTATTAATCCCGGTACGGAATATGTTGGCATTGCTCGAGCTGTTCTTACTTCAATATGAGAATCAAGTAAAATATGTGGCTCTGATGTTACTGCTGATAATCTATCCAATGGAGGATTATCTTCAATAAATGTACTGTTTAATTGTGGTAAAGACGCAAAATCTTGTGATTGGTGCCATACATCTAGGCTACCGCTAACGTCTGATCTAAACTTACCAGTTATCTTTGATGGGTAATATCTATATTCAGCCCATCGTTCTTGATATCCAAATACATCTTCATCTGCTGATGTTCCTTGAGCATAAATTTCTTTGTTAAGAATTTCTTGCTCTCCTAAATGTGCCAAAGTTGGCCAATAATAGTCATATTTAGTCCTACGACTAAACATACGGTTAATACCCTTCTGATATGTTAAATCGGCTCTTACAGAACATAATCCGATGATTATACCGTGTTCTGTAAATGACTTAGTAAATCCGTCATTAGTTTGTGCTACTGTACCAAAACCAGCAAGATTACCTTGTGGTGTTGTATATGTGCTACTAGTTTGTGATGTTTGTGCTACTGGTGTAATGTCTAATCGACTAGTACGTCCTCCTAAGAATTCTGGACGTTGTAAACGTGCGTCTGGGCTTGTTACATTAAAATGTGATCTTACAATCTCTGTGTAACGTGTACCACCTCTAGCATCTTTTTCTGCTAGGCGTTGTAATTGGAATGCTTGACGCAATGAATTAATTGTCGCTGCGGTTGCTCCAGTTAAATCTGCTTGTAGTCCTTGATCTCCATAATAAAGATTATTGTTATTACCTACTCCAATATTTGTTACGTGTACTGATGAAACAGCTAAACCTTTTTGAATAGCAGTTGTTTGTCCATTAGCTCCTAATATAAATTCATTTCCATCTGATACTACTGGTGCAGATGTTCCTAGTGGTAACTCTACACCGGGTCCCTTTTGTGGCCACGGTAATGCTGATGTAAAATAATCGTGTCTTTTGCCACGTCTTTGTACATTAACATAATTAGTCCAATTAGATGTGTCTCCTTTTTCTACTGTTAATGAATCTTGTAAATTTTGATCTCTAAACCATTCGTTCCAAATCAAATTATACGCTCTAAAAAATAATGCGTTAGCACTTAAGTTATTAACTCCAGTTGGTAATCCAAAATAATCTCCTATAGATCCTTCTGATACTCCATATTGGAATGTACATTGTGGTACTAAATAATCTGTACTATCGTCTGGGTTAACTTGTTCACCCATAAATTTCTTAAAATTGTCCCAAACTAAACGATTTGGTACATAGAAATAATGTGTGTCTAAGTAAATATTATCCATTACTGGTACGATCGGTGTTGCCAATCGACCAAATAAATTTGCATTTACGTTAAAAGTGTCTCCGGGTAAAACTTCATCTACATAGAATGGTATTAGTTTTCCTCCGTCAAAAGTTGTTTTATGACTATGTGTTCTATTAAAAGTTGAACGTGGTGTACTCACTTTAGGCACTTGTGAGAATTGGTGCTTCATTACTGATTTTTGTTTCATATTTTTTTTGCTTAAATGATGGTTATGACATTGAAAGGAATCACTTCGTGATTGGCTACGCTTCGCTATATTCTTTAAAAAAGAATCAAAAGGTGTCAGTTAGGACAGTTACAACAAGAAGGCAACTGTCCTAACAACCCTATTTATGATTCTGTAACGCTCTCCTCACTACTCGTTGCTGAATTACTATCTTCCGCTACATTTTCAAGATTCGCTGATTCAGGAGCTTCTTCTGACTTGGGTAATAATCCAAGTTCTTGAGCTTCTGCTGCGTTTGCTTCATCTCCTATAAAATCAATTAGATTTTGTACTGAGTGATCAAACTTTTCTCTTATATCTGAAGGAAGGCCTTCAAATATTGAATTAGCTTCTGCTACTTGAGCTACTGCGTCATTATATGAACCTACGTTTGAGAAATCCTCAAACATTGGTTGACGTGT